TGACGCATCAAGTGCGGTGTTTTCCGAACCAATTATTTCTATGTCATGCCTATAAGGCAGAATCAAGCCACCTTCTGCTCTTAGGTTTTCTATTTCTAAAGCAGCTTGGTCTATCTCCTGTGGTTCTGCGGGTTGTTCTGCTGTTCCGATCTTGTATTTATACAATGGGAAAAGTTCTCTGTGGACTAAGTTTTGTATATCTTCTTCAATTTGCCTTAGAGCGATTACGTCATCAAGAACAGTGCTCATATACGGAGTGCCAAAAGCTCTACCTGGCTTTCTGTCCATGTGCAGATGTATTACTCTATCGGCAGACCATACCGGATCTCTATCTGTTGGAGCGTAAGTTAGGGGATCAGTGGCTTGCTGGTAAGCTTTTGGCCTGTTGTACTTATCTCTTAAAATTCTAACTTGCTCAGTTGGGATAAGATAATAGCCAGCTATTGGATACTCTGAATTTATTGGATTAAGCTTAGTTGGGAAGTAGGGAGCAATATCACCTCTGCCCTTAACTACAAAAGCGTTGCCAAATTTAAACAATTGGTCTGATACTTCTGTTAAAAAATCTAAGAATGGACGCTTCATGGCCATTTCCATAAAGTCTATTCTTTGTAGAAGGTATGAAACTGCTTCTTGATTTTCCGAAACTATTTCCCAGCCCTCTTTCCAAAAGAGCTCTTTGTGCTTTGCTATAGCCTGACGAACATAAGAGTCTGTATCAACCGCTTGATGAATTCTGTCAAAATCATAAGCTGGAGGCTCAAAAGATGCTCTTTTGCTAAAGAAATAAGAAGTTCCCTGGAATCCGCAGCGCTAGAGCAGCCACTCTCATTGTTTTTGACAATGGTCCTATGTCTTGAGGCTTTAAGGATTTCTCCTCAAGCTCAACTTGGTTAATATTACCGGAAAAAGGTAAATAATCTCTAAGCGCCATTTTACATCCTTAATATAGCTTTATGTAGTAATAGTAAAGCTATTTTGTCTAGGCTGTATTTTATACAGATTCTGCCATGCCGGCTGCATCAAACGTCTTTTTGATGATAAGGTCTTTAACAGCTTCAAGCCAAAAAATCGTCTCTGCTTCAGAAAAATCGCTCTTATAGGAGAGATTCTTTTCAGAAATCTTGATTTCTACCTTAAATTCCTTAGTTTCGTTTTGTGCGTCGCTCATTGCCTTTGTCCTCTCATTGCATTGATGATTGATGTTAACTGTTTAATTGTAGCGTCTTTAATAATGATTTCGGTCGTTAGCTGACCTACTTTTTCCTGAAAAGATGCTATGACCAAATTAATATCTAACTCTGAATTTATTTCTTTTTGCCTATGCTGTATTTGATGATTTTCAGCTGGGGTTTGAAACTCTTCTTGGCTGTTATCATCTTCTTTGTTTGACGTTAACTTAGACATTGCTTTATTATACCACCTATTTGTAGACATGATGTGATTATATCATATCTTTTTTGATATCAAGAGTATAAAAGTTTGTATAACAGTATTTAACTCCAGAAACTACCGGATTTGTACCATGCGCTTGTAGCGCATCAAAAAATATTACTGACCCAGCTGGTGGTTTAAATTCAAGTAATTTATTTTTTTTAATTGGATCATCGTAAAAGCAAATTTCTCCGCCCAAGTAATTATCATTTATATATAAAACAGAACTAAGATGAACGGGCGGCTTGTTGTTTTTTTTAACCCAATCATCATCTTCTTGCCAGTCCCTATGAATGCCCACATGCTTATCTTTTATGTATTTAAGAATACAAGTTCCAGTATGCTCTAATACTTTTATCTTATAAACATCTTCGGCCATTTTAAGTAGTCCTGCATCCATATCATCAACTGTTTGGCGAACAAATTCATTTTTAATAGTATCTTTATTGCACGAATTAAGCACGGAGTAGCTATCTTCTTTAGCCGAGGGATTCATAACAAATTCTTCATCTATAAAAGATTTAGAAAATAGATTAATTTGACGTTTTGTTAAAACATTATATTTTATAACAGTATCAAACATAATAAAATTATAGAACTTGCCAATTTAGAAATTTTCTGAAGTGATCTTGGTCGATTACATTTGGATCTATCCACCAATCTTCATGCCAGTATCTAGATATTAAAGTATAACCCAAAGAATCTAATATTTCCCTTTGCGCATCTTTCATTCCCCTATTTCTAAAATACATATTTTCATCGTGCTCAAATGTAATAAAGCTAAATCTATATTGTGTTAGCGGTAGTGATATCAGACCATGTAATGTTGTGTAAGCATTCCCTTCTGGCCTCATGCCAAATCCGTAACCAGCATCTATGTCCACTTGTAGATAATCTATTTGTTTTGGAAAATGGTTTGTTTCAAAGTAAGAAATATAATCAAACTTAAGAGCGTCTCCGAAACATGGATTTTTTCTGTTAGATAAAAACTCTTGACGTCTTTCATCTACAACCTCAAAAGAAACGCCATTCCAATCAAAGTCTTGCTCTAGATGAAATGTATTGCTTCCTTCTCTGGAATGAAAAGCTCCAAGCTCTACATAATATCCATTTTTTTTATAACGCAAAAGATCTAATAGGGTTTTTTCTTGCGAACTCGTTCCTCGATAATTCATAAATCGTATTATACCAGCCTTGATTCAAGTTCTTCTACCTTGTTGGACAGTTCTTGAATAGCCTTAGTGAGTATTGCTATTATTTCTAAGTCTTTCCACATTTTTGGTTTCCAAGTTGAAAGATCAAAAGACCCAAGTTCTACCGGAGCATACGTAACTAACTGCGGATTTACTTCTTGAACTTCTTCTACTATAAAACCATATGATTGGAAAAGTTGATGGAGTTCTTTTGCTTGATTTGTCCATGGCTCTTCGGTTGAAGGATCTATTTCTCCATAATAAGCTTCGTTAAAATTAAATGTTCTTGGTTTTAGTGCTTTTACTATTTCAAGTGCTCCAGATATATCTTGAATATTTTTCTTGATATCTCTAGTTGAAGATGGCTGCGTAATTCTTTGAACGCCAGATAATTGCTGTATTCTAGCTGTTGTTGTATCCCCTGACGAAGCAAAACTTTCTCCTCTATATGACAGCCCAGAGTCAACAGTTATGTTTCTGCACTGAATTGAACCGCCAGTATCAACCCTAAAGTTACTACCTATATTTATAGAACCACCATTAAATGCTGTTGAGTTCATTGCTATTGACGCTGTTATTGTTCCACCAGAAATTCTATCTGCGTTGAGTGTTCCTGTTGTGATTTTGTCTCCACTGATTGTTGTTGAGCCGCCATTGATCGTTGTTACAACTTCACCAGCTGTTATTTTGGTTGAGGCTAAATTATAAGCGGAGTCTGCGTCGTCTTGGGCGTTGTCTGCTTTTGTTTCTGCTGTTATAGCTATTCCTTGAGCACTTATCGCAACAGAGTACGCCGTACTTGCATCCGCTTGAGCATCGTCTGCTGTTTCTTGTGCGTCTTCAATTGCCGTCAATGTAGGACCGCTAGTAATAACAACGTTTCCGCTAATATTAAGAGTGCTTCCATCCCATGTAAGCTTATTGCCAAGAGAAAAATCTGCCTGACCTGTACTGGTGTTTTTTGCTACATAAAAAGCTGTATTAGAAGCACCAAAAGAACCCGTGCCATAGTAAAGTTTAGTTGCATTGATTGTTAATCCGCCTATAAATCCATCAGTGTATATATTTGACTCAAGATCATCTATTGCTGTGTTGGCTATTGCTTCTGCGTCTTCTTCATTTATCGCGTCAGATCCGTCAGCTAGTTTTATATTTCCTTTTACGTTTAAGGTAGTTCCATCCCAAGTTAATTTATCACCAAGAGAAAACTTAGATGTATCATCAACGTAAAATGGTGTATTGGTATTATTATATACGCCAACTCCAAGAAAGATTTTGGAATTACTCGCAATAACCGTGTTGCCAGTTAAGGTTAAATTTTTAGTTGTTATAGTATTAGCCGTTACGTCGCCTTCTTTAAGGACTTTGAAAGGCGCGTTAACTAATGTTCCAGAACCAAGCCACAAGTTGCCCTCAGCGTCAACGTGAAAAGAACCAGAGTCAAATCCGCCAATGTCAATACTTCCGGCTATAGTTGCATCGTAAAAATATGCTCTACCGCTACCGTTGATCAGCCAACCGGTTGTTGCATTTGCGTAGCTGCCACCACCAACATCGACTCCGTCAAATGTTGACGATTTAATTACAGATGTTCCACCAGCCATTGTGATAGTGTGCGCGCCTATTGTGCCAGCGGTTATCTTTGACGCAGTAAGGTTGACTATATGAGCAGAGTCGATAAGCGTAGTTGCAGTTGAGGCCGTAATTGGAGTCCACGAAGATTTATTGCCGCTGGTATCAATTGATTGTACTCTTGCAAAGTATAACTTCTCTGTTGTGGTAGTAGTAGTTACTCCCGTGTTAGAATTTATACTATTTGTGGATTCAGAGTTTTGTGGAACGTCAACGGTTATCACGTTTGATGCTGAAAAACCAGAAAGAAATGCACTTTGTCCAGAAATGATAGAATAGCTTGACCCTACCTGTTGTATGCTTTCCGGAAGATATACTTCGTAGTTGTATCCGCGAAGATCCGCTTCGTTTGAAGGATTAAAACTAATCATTATAGATTTGTAATTACCGACTATAACCAGATTACCAAGTTCCTGTGGAGTTGTCGCGTCTGTTGGAACCACGAACCTAACAGCGCTGGTTGGATTTAGAGTGGCGTTAACGTCTGCGTTTTTTGGTTTTACCGTCAGCAAATATTGCTTACCAGGTTTTAGATTTTGAATTGTTTTTTTAATTGTTGTCATTATCTTACTCCACCTATAGACGTAAATATAAGTTCACTATTAAGCTCTTGCTCTTCTAGCTGTATGTACATATTTTTTAAAAAAGTAATTTTTGTTATCTCGATATTTTTACCTGTTGACAAGGCGTTTTTGTCTTCTAATACTTCTATTTCTAGGTTGTAATCTTTGTAATCTAAATTTACGTTTTGATAGATTGTAGTTTCTTTTTCTTCCAAAGAAAAACAATCTATATCAGTCCAATTAACTGCAGTTTCTTCTACATCTGTTGTTTTTTCTTGTCTAGAAATAATTCTAATTTTTATTTTTCCATAAGATGGTCCTGTTTTTGCGTAAAGCTTTATATTTGGACCGCTGAAATTAGCGAGAGCTTTTGCTCCGACTTTTTGCGAAACTGAATCTTTCCAGTCAATTCCATCATTGAAAAATGCTATCTTATAATAACCGTTTGATTTTTTATTTAAGTTAGTTTGATATAAATCGATATTTGACGGAGTTGCGTCATATAGTGCCGGAGTATTTTGAGATGAATCAAATGCTTTGGATGTTTCTACCGGGAGTTCTATGTAGGCGTACTTCTTTTGCGTATTTTCCGTATAAGGAGTTGCGTGCGTATATTTGATATAGTCTTGCCCATAATATATTGAGTACTTTCCATCTAATCCAAAATCAATTTTGTGATCTTTTACTGCTTGAAAATAAATTATGTTGTTTACTATTCTTGTTTTAGTTGGAGTTGGCGTAGAGCTAAGTGTAGTCTGATCAGAATTTGGATACTCGTATATAACCACATACGAATGATTTTGATCTTCTTTTAATGAGGATTGATCAAATATTTTGTTTATCTCATTATTGCCAAGATCTGCAAAAAGCCATTCGTTTTTAAATATGTAATCTCTTGGAGCTATGAGGGATAGTCCGTCTTCTTAAGGCCGGTTGTATATATTCAAAATTTTGCGGGCTGTTAAGATTCACATCATTTTTTAAATACTTAAACCATGCCATAAACTATAACTCCGTATAAAGTATTTCAAAATCATACTTATCCTCATACTCATCTGGAATCTCTATGCTGATACCAACATCAGCTACAGGTACTCCACCTTGAAGTATATCAGGAGAAAAAGAATCAACTGAAATAACAATTTCATTTTGAGTTGAAGATGCTTGTTGAACTTTTATCTCCCTTCTAACCGAATCAAAATCTATGTCTATAGATCTTATTGGCTGAGAACCGTCTGCACCAGTGTGACTGTGGCTAGCCACTTTAACTCCATCTACTTTAGCTTCTCCTTCGGTAGTTATATCTCCAGTAATCACACCACCTGACTTCATCAAATACTGAGGATGACTGTCTGTTCCCAGGTCATCAAGTAGAGAATGACTTGACCTAAGTGAATCGGCTGATTCTGATATAAACAGCGTTTCAAGCAATTTGGCGTAGTTCGAATTGGTATTTTCAGTTATAAACTTTTCTTTTTTAACTGCAATTGTGGACAGTTGGGAAATGTAATTTGAATACTTTCTTCTTTGAATGATTTTTTGATACAAGTTTTCAATTTTAGAAGTTGTTATATTTCTTCTTTCAATTAAATCGCTAATAATCGACTTAAAGTTACCTTCTGCTACGATCAAGGCTAGGACTGCTTCTTCTGACATTGTTGGAAGTTCGCTTTTCATATTCGTAGTTCTCAGATCTACGGAAAAATCTGAAACAACTTTTGTTTTAAACCTTAAAGATGGACCAAGAAAGTTGTCGTAAAAAACTTTACAATTTGTAACAAGATCATTGTAAACAGACTCAAGTTGAGAGTCTATCGCAGTTGTTAATGAATCTACTTTGATCGAAAAAAAGGCTTGGAATTGCGCTGCTTGTTTTTTAGTTGCTTTATCCACTTCGGCTTGTGGTAGGGCTGTTGGTGTGAACGGGATGTTGTTGGTAAAGAGTTCCTGATAGTGGAGCGCCATTTTGAGCCAGTAGAAGTAATGCGAAGCGACTTGTTGCTGCGATTCATCTTCATAAGAATCGCCAAAATCTCTTGATATGGATAGTTTTATGCATTGTGCCTCGCTGAGTAGATATTTAATGATTTCCCTATAGTCATATAGGTGACCAAAAGTAGAATTAGAAATAACGTTATCATATTCCTTAACAAACCTCCTGTAACCCCTTGTGTTACCTGTTTCTGCAAATAGGTACTGCTCAAAACAAATAAATGGTGGCCTTGGGTAACTTAAATCACCAAGGTAACCCTCAACTTCAATTTTTGGAAAAGACGTTTCCATCTTGTTGATTTGATCCCAAACATATTTATGAGATTCCTCTAACGAAGAGTTATGAAGCGGATCGATGTTTACTTGTTTTAACAAATTTTCTAAATCCAGCTTAAACTGCTTTAGTTTTGAAATAGTATTGTTAACTTC